ACAAAAAACAGAAAACCGGAAAAATATATGGCCATAGTAAATCGAGATGAGTTCGCTGCAATCTGCAATATGAGTAGAAATTCTGTCAATACTTATGTCGTAAGACAAAAGATTGAAGTGAGAGATGATAAGCTCATAGATACTGAAACACCTTTAAATAAGATTTTTATAAAGTTAAGAAGGAAGTTTGAAAAGAAACCAACAGTAAGAAAAGTTAAAAAGGTAGTTGAACAAGTTGTTGAAAAAGAATCAGAAGTCAGCACTGAAAAACCTGAAAAAGCAAAAAAGAAAAGGTCAAGCAAAAGTGAAGATGATTTAATTGATAATTTTGCATTCAGAAAATTAAAGGCTGAAACAGAAAAAGCAGAAAGAGATAATGAATTAAAACAATTGCAGCTAGAAAAAATGATGGGTCAATTAATACCCGTTGATTTGATGCATGGAATCTTCAAGATAAACATTCAAAATATTTTTATGAGTTTTGAAAATGAGCTGGTAAATATTGCCTCAATTTATTGCGATATTCTAGCTGGAGGAGATAGAGGAAAGTTATCTGAGATAATTGATTTGATGCGTCAAAATTTATCTAGAATCATAGAGGACACGAAAACAAATGCCGCTAAAGAAATAGAAGGAACTATAAATGAATACAGTGAAACAAGAAGTCGAGGAGAACGCCAATAACGTATCTGCTGAAATTTGGAGAAATTTATATCTTGACATTCATAGAGATATCTTCAATTATAAAATCATAAAACCATTACCAAGCGATTGGGTTGAGCGGAATATTTATCTGACAAAGGACGTTTCTAGGTTTAGTGGGTTTTTTAGATATGACCGTTCACCATATACCAGGGAGGTTATTGATTGCTTACATCCATCAAATCCGACAAGAGCTGTGGCAATTATGAAGTGTGCTCAAAGTGGATTCACACAAGGTTTGATAATTCCAGGTATGGCATATATCATAAGTGAAAATCCTGATAGCATGTTATTTATGGCTGGTGATAAGGAATTGGCTAAGAATAGCGTTAGAACAAGATTAGACCCTGTGATGCAAAGTAGTGGATTATCGCATTTGATTCGCCCCAATGTAGTTAGAAAAAGAAACCAACGGACAGGTGATACTGACTTTTCAAAGGAATACGCTGGAGGGAATTTAATTGTAGAGGGTACTCAGAATGCTGATAAGATGCGACAATTTTCAGTCAAGACGGTATTCGCTGATGATTGGGAGGCAGCGCCACGAGCTGATAAGAAAGAGGGAAGTATTAGAAAACTTATTGAAGGTCGACAAACATCATTCGGGAATCTTGCTAAGACTTTCTATGTATCAACGCCATCAGTGAAGCAGACAAGTAATATAGAGCCAGTTTATTTATTAGGCGACCAAAGAAAATGGCATTGGTGCTGCCCTCACTGTAATAAGTATATTCCAATTGAGTGGCGGGTTGAGCTTGAAAATAACGAATTTGCTGGTATTGTTTATAAAACCAATGAAAGAGGTAGATTAATAAAAGAATCTGTTGCTTATAAATGCCAGGAATGTGGTGAATTAATAAGTGAAAAACAAAAATATGAATTGAATTTAAAAGGTAAGTGGATACCAACTGCTGACCCTAAAATAGAATATTATAGAAGTTATTTGTTGAATGCACTAACTATTCCACCCGGGTTTATAACGTGGGTTGATTTAGTAAGGGAATGGCTTGAGGCAGTTCCAAAAGATGGCAAGGTTAATCCTGATTTGCTAAAAACTTTTATGAATATTAGATTGGGGCAGACGTGGATGGAAATGGGAGAGACACCACAGATTCATCAATTGATGTTGAATACTGGAAATTATAAGCCAGGTATCGTTCCTGATGCCACATGCAATGAAGATGGAAATGGAGTTATAGTGATGTTGACATTGGCTTGTGACTTGAATGGAGTTATGGAAAGAGATTATGAGGATGCTAGGTTGGATTGGGAGCTCGTGGCTCATACCAGTACTGGTGTGACGTATAGTGTTGACCAAGGCAGTATAGGAACATTCAAAAGAACTCGTGATAAAAGCAGCATAGATAAGACGAGAGATGGAGATAGACAAAAGTGGACATACATGCACGGGTTACCAAATAGCGTCTGGACTGAGATGGATAAATTAATCACAAAGCAATGGCCTTGCGAAAGTGGACAGACGATGCAGGCCTTAATCACTGTGGTTGATACGGGATTCTTTACAAGATTAGCAAAAGATTTTATAGATAAATATATTCACAGTGAATATATGGTTATAGGTGTGAAGGGAAATACTGAAATTGATTATAGACGAGTAAATAAAGATACTCAAAGAGTTAAGAAATCAAGGGAAGCTAATAATATTTATTTGGTTGAGGTAAATCAAGTGAAAGATGAATTATCTTCATTTATGAAATTACGTCCTGGAGATGATGGATACCAGCCTGATGGATTTATGAACTTTCCACAACCAGAGGCGGGAAAATATACGATGAGGGGTTATTTCGTGCATTATGAAGGTGAGCGCAGAACTGAGGTTATGAAAGATGACCAGGTAGTTGGTTTTAAATGGGAAAAGAAAAATAACCAAAGTCAGAATCACTTCTGGGATGTTCGCATCTACAATCTTGCAGCTAAAGATATTTATCTAGATTTATTAAGAAGAAGTGACTCTAAATTAAGAGATATCACATGGAATGATTTTGTTATGATGATGTCTTAATTAATTTTCCGGCAGTATTATGAAATATTTGAATACCCGGGTAAAGTTGCTTGGCAGTTTCTAAATCAATGCTAATTTTTCTAATGAATTTTAAAGAGATAGATTCTTTTTCTTTTATTGGAACACCATCAGCAGTTTTTCCAGAATACTTCTTTTTTACAGTTGCTGAATAAAGGTAAAAAAATCCGTCAGTATGAATTATTATGTTTTTCATGATGTTCGCTTCTTAATTACATCTTGAATATAACCTACATATCTTGAGTGTTTAGCTGATTCTTTGTCATTATATCCAATAAAATTCAGCATATAATCTAAATGTTTAGATTCAAGTTCTTTTAAATCTTCTAGACTCATTTCTTTTAATCTTCTTCTAAAATCAAATTTTTTCATCTTTATTTTTTTTAATTATATCTACTCTGCTAAAGTATGGCGATATTCTTTCTTGTGCAAATTATTTTACACTTTTTTTTAAAAAAATATTCATATAAAGAAAAACCCTTATAAATTAAGGGTTTTTCCAGTTCAGGGGGAAATTAAAATTAAAAGTAATGGGTCGAGCGTTATAAGATTTTCTTCATAATGATTATTCTTTATGTTAGAATTTCGTTAAATTCAAAAAGCATTGTAAATTTAAAGAAAAATATTTCATTTTAAAAAACATAATTACATTTTTTTTATTAAATTTGTTTAAAAGATACCTATGTCTTCAGAATGCACCATATCAATTTATATACAAAGTAAGGTTTCTTTGTATGAAAAGATTCAAGCTATTGAGGTCTTGATAGAAAGCATGTTTTTAAAAATAGCTGAGACAACTTCAGGTCAAGCAGCTATTATCAATGAATATTGGATGGATGATGGGCAGATGAAGGTAAAAACATCATACCGCAGCGTGGTTGATGTTGAAGCGGGTATTTCAGCACTTGAAAAAATGAAACAAAGATATATTAACCAATACAACGGTAGGGGAATGGTGTTGAGAGATGTAAGAGGAATAAATAGATAAAATATGGCATGGTTTGATATTTTTAAACAAAGACAATCATCAATACAACAACCAACCCCGACTAATTCAAGTGGGTACCGTAGGGAAAACTGGTATCCAGTTGTCACTGAAAGATTTGATGGTGAAAAGACACCTGGAGAATTAGGTGTTTATAGAAATCTGCTTCCGAACCATGACGGGTTGAGATACAGGGCTTATGAGGCTGATTTAAAGAGTGACATTGTTAGAATTATTACTGGTAAATTTTTTAAATTTATAATAGGTACAGGCTTGAAACTGCAATCAGAACCAAATACTGATGCATTAAGAACTGAAGGGATAAATGTTGATGATTTAACTGTCTTTAGAAACAATGTCGAAGCTCGTTTTAATGTCTATTCAAAATCGAGATATAGCTGCTATATCGGGATGGATAATCTACATGATAGAGCGGCTGAGGCCTTTAAGTGTGCATTTTTAGGAGGAGATTGTTTAGCTGTATTAAGAGTTGATAATAAAAATAATATAAACATGCAAGTTATAGATGGACAGCATGTTAAATCACCGAGTTTTGACGCTGCTGAATTAAAGGCAGTAAAATCAAGGGGAAATACTTTAGAACACGGCATTGAGGTATCTCCAAAAGGCGAACATGTCGCTTTTTATGTACAGGTAAAAGATTCTAATAGTATATTAGGTAAATTTGAAAGAATTGAAGCTAGAGGCGCCAAAACAGGCCGTTTAATGGCGTGGATGGTGTATGGTTCTAAGCATAGAATTGACCATCATCGCGGAATTCCAATAATCACTTCAATATTAGAAAAAGTTGAGAAATTAGACAGATATACCGAGGCTGTGGTTGGTAGTGCTGAAGAAAGAGCTAAAATTGTATTTTCAGTTGAGCATAATCGAGATTCTGATGGTGAAAATCCTTTATTAGGAAAAGCAAGACAGGCGACTGGATTAGGAAATAATGCCGCGAAAGAAACATCTGGGTACGATTTAGGTGAAAAAACGGCTGCCGTAATTGCGGCGACCACCTCTAAACAGACATTCAACATGCCAATAGGTTCTAGTTTAAAATCACTGTCAAGCGTCACTGAAATGCAATATGAGACCTTTTCTAAGGCTATTTTCTACTTTTTGTGTGCCGCTGTTGATATACCACCTGAGGTAGCTCTTCAACAATACGAACAGAATTATAGTTCATCAAGAGCAGCGATAAATGGTTGGGATTATATAGTTAAGATTTACCGTCAAAAATTTGCTGAAAAATTTTATCAGCCATTCTACAATTTATGGTTAGAAATTGAGATTTTAAAAAACAAAATTCCAGCAGAAGGATTCACATCCGCATTGAGAACAAATAATTTCATGGTAGTTGAGTCATATTGCCAGGCTAGATTTACGGGGGTAAATATGCCTCATATTGACCCATTAAAAGAAGTGAAAGCCATCAGAGAAATGTTAGGCGAAGATACCGCTGCATTAATTAGCAGGGAACAGGCGTCAGAAATGCTAGGCGTTGGTGATTGGCAGAAGAATATGGAAAAATTTATTGAGGAATCTAAAATAGTTCCTGAAGAACCAAAAGAAAATACACAAACAAATGAGCCAGATAGATAATAAAGTAGCTGATTGGAATCAATTCAAGAGATATAAACCAGGAAATCTGGTTATTTATGGTGGGTATTATTGGAAAAATATTACTGGAGGAAATAGCGAACCAGGTGTCGGAAATGATTGGTTGAATATTGGCAGCGCATCTCAATCGAAACCAACTGTGATTTTGAATAGAAATCAATTTATATTATTTAAAAATCCATTAAATTCAAATAAAGACAATCAAAGTACATTAGAAATCGGAGACATGGTCACTGGTTGGTGGAGCGATGTATTGTTTTTTGATTTAGCCGTTTATTTAGGTGGTGATGTGAATTTAGCTGGAAGTTATGATAATATTATTTTTGCAGAAGTTGATGATTTAGGCGCTGTGGCATTCTCTAATGATTACAACGATTTATTCAATAAACCAACAATCAAAGCAGTTGAAAACGCCTATGCTACTTATCCAAATATGTTGGCAGACCAAATCAATCAAACTACCGGAAATTTCCAAAGAGTTGATGATGCAAGTGGCCACCCTACCGTAGTCAGCGGGTATGCTTATTTTGAATATTTAGGAACGACGGTTGGTAATGAAACTGATTACCGCAAACTTTCTGAAGAGGAAAGCATGGATTTAATTCAATTGGTTTTAGGTGAGACTTTAGATACAGCATATAGAGGAGATAGAGGTAAGACAGCTTACGACCATTCTCAATCCGATCACGCTCCTGCTGGTGCGATTACTGGTTTATCAGTAAGAGATGTCAATAATATTGAACAGTTTTTATCAAGTTTCATACAATTCAGCGGAGTATCTTTTGATGTTCCAAATAAAAGAATACAGGTTTTAGGCGCTTTATTAAATGCGGTCAATACATTCACCGCGTATCAAATTATCGCTGGAGATGGAATAACCAATCCTTTAAATACATTATCAAATGGTCAAGGAGGTCATCCTTTGACCTTGAATATTACCAATAATGTAACAGGCAATGGTTGGGCACAGATACAATTAGGAGCAACGTCTTATGGCAGGCCATTAAGAATTATAGCTGATTCAGTTGGTGGCTCATCAGGTTTTACTAATTTCATCATTTCTTGTAATGGTGTTGAATATATGAAATTAGACCAATTAGGTAATATGACTTTAGCTGGAGTCGGTGCAGTTGCCACAAAAGGTGCAAATAACGGTTTTACACAACCACAAACTATACAGGGTGATGGTAAGACAAATGCTTTGGTCATCACAGCCAATTCTGACAGGCGATGGTTGGGCACAGATACAATTAGGAGCAACGTCTTATGGCAGACCATTAAGAATTATAGCTGATTCAGTTGGTGGTAGTGGATACTCTAAATTAAGAATAGCTTGTTACGGTGTCGAATATATGTCTTTAGATTATTTAGGAAATTTGATTTTAGCAAATCAAGGACAGGTAGCGACAAGGGGTGCGAATAACGGTTTTACACAACCACAAACTATACAGGGTGATGGTTTAACCAACCCTTTAAATATCGCATCTCATTCACAATCACACCCGACAAGTCTATATATCAATAATACATTGACAGGCAATGGTT